AAGACCGACTGCCTGGCAGAGGCCCCACAGGCCGAGGCCGAGCAACTCAAGGGGCGCCACGCCATCAAGGTACTGTCCCGCAACGCGGCCGAGTGGTACAAGGCCCGCATGAGGGCGTCGTGAGTACCGTACATAACGTAAGCTCGTCCGCCAGCGGAGGGGCTGGTTTTACCAGTCTGCTCCAGGTGGCCTTCATCGTCCTCAAGCTGACCGGGGCCATCAAGTGGTCCTGGCTGTGGGTGCTGGCGCCCACGTGGATTAGCCTGGTCCTGGCCCTGCTGTTGCTGGGCCTACTTGGGATAGTCTGGCTGGCGGTGAAGTAATGGCCTGGAAAAAGAGGGCTAAGGGCAAGGGTCCCCGCTTCGCAAGGTCCGCCACCGCCATCGGTAACGCCAGCGAGTACAGGTGTGAGCTTGAGCTGAAGTCCATGGGGTATGTCACCTGGAAGGTCCAGCGTAGGCGCTACGGGTCCATGGATATGTTCGGACTGTTCGACGTAGTCGGAGTACGCTCCGACGGGTCTAACATGAAGTTCATCCAGGTCAAGACCAACCGCGTAGAGCGTAAGGTTAAGGACGCCATCAGGGCGTTTCCAATGCCGCCACTATGTTACAAGGAGGTATGGGTATGGAAGTCGAAGGACGAGAAGTGGCTGGTCCATGCGCTGTAGTCCCTCCGAAGGGAAGCCCGGGGTATCACAAGGCCTACTACCGGGCCCATAAGGCCAGGATGGACGCCGCCACCAGGAAGAGCTACCTGAAGAGGGTGTACGGCCTGGGGCTCCTTGAGCTGGAAAGGCTTAGCGATAAGCAGGGACACAAGTGCGCCATCTGCTCACGTGAGCTTGAGAAGCGCAGGTGGAGCACCCACATAGACCACAATCACGACACCGGGGAAGTCAGGGGGCTTCTGTGCCAGAGGTGCAACGCAGGTCTAGGAATGTTCGGAGACAGCCCCGAGCTGACAGAGAAGGCAACTGCCTACCTAAGGAGGAGGAGCGATGGATAAGGAAACGACGCCCACGGAGGGCGGACCACTCTCTATAAAAGAAGGAGAACACAAACCATGTCAATCAGCAAGCTGGGACCCGGTACCGGGGAAGAAGGAGTCGGACATGCCGACCATGAGGCTGACGTGCTCGAAGCTGAAGGTCACGTTCCCGAAGGGGAAGGAGCTCTGCCACTCGTGCATCCTGTACAGGCCAAGCGAAGAACCCGACGAACCATCGCCGGGGCCGTCAAAGCCCGTCCGAAGTGTGTGGGTTTCCCCCAAACTCTAATCGACGACGGGAACATCCATCAGAAGGTGTACTACCCGGGCACCGGGGACGCCAAGTACGGGGTCCTGGTTATCCGTAAGGAGGGCCGGGTTGCCCTGTTCGACTTCACCGAGAACGCGGACGGGACCATCAACTGGCACCCCCGCATTACCCGTGGGGCCGGGGGCAAGGGCACCATCTTCCACTACGACATGCCCCAGATAGCCAAGGCTATCGCCCACGAGGTGGCGCGGGCCATCGTCACCGTGGCCGAGGGTAGCTTCGGGACCGAGCGGGCCATCACAGACCGCACCGAAGAGCTCAAGGAGAAGGACAAGACCAAGTCAGCAGACCGGGTCCTTGAGATAGTAGGGGGTATCTAGTGGCTACCATGGGATACGTCGGAAAGACAAAGGACGACATGTACGCCACCGACGTGCTGGAGACGGTGCTGTTCAGCGAGACGACGCTCCCGATAGTCCAGGTCCGCGAAGCCTGGAACTACGTACTGGCGAAGATGCGTGACGCCAACATGTACGAGTTCAAGTGGGGAGAGCTCGTCGAGACGACGGGCCGCAGAATCGCTCAGGGTGGAGGCTGATGTGGAGGGCCCTGCTGGAGCTACTGGCCCTGTGGGAGCTACAGGACCAGAAGGACCTGTTGGCCCGACTGGCGCACCAGGATGGGCATACCTACCCGGCCTCTACTCCGTCGGGTACAGACGACCTGAGCCGCCCGCTAAGCCCCGAGTCTCCCCTGAGCTTTACGAGCCCTTCCAGTCCATCTTCCTTTGGTGGGTTCCTCGGGGGTGGAGGGCGGTCTGGCGGAGGTGGAGCAAGCGGCACGTGGTGAGGTAACAAGACTCCTTGTGTCCTCCGATATAGGGGTCCGGTCCTTCGGGGCCGGGCCCCATTTTTTTAGTAGCCCGTTGTCCTGCCAGCCGGGGGCTGGACGTGGCTCTCGTGGTTCTTCCTGTTAATCTCTTCGACGTTGATGCCTGACCCACGGGGCCACTCCTGCTTGTTCAGCTGGGCCAGCATGTCGATGAGGTCCTTGGTGATGCCCGAGGGGTAGGTTACAATCTCCCCGATGAGGTCCTTCATGGACCGATGCAGGAATATCTCCCCGTTGAACATGGGCTTGACCAGCCCCAGGATAGCATGGTCCTTGGCGTCCTTCTTCGTGTCATGGTCGAAGGGCAGGATGGTCAGGGGTATGCCCCGGCGCTTCGACTCCTGCTTGATGTCCCTAAGGATGTACTCCTGCTGTCCGAATATCTCCTGCTTCCACTTGATGGGGTGGCACTCCTCGTGCGCCTTGAACACCTCATCCATCAGGCGGTCGGGGTTCTTGAACCTAGCCGCCCAGGTGTAGCGGACTATCTTGTAGTGGGTCCCGGGGACCGCCGCGCCTATGACGATGGCGTTGCGGCTGTCTCCCTTTGTCATCTTCATCTTCTCAGCGAACCCGCCCGGGTCAAAGTACGCCTTCCACACCAGGTCCCTCTCGCGTATGCGCCTGATGACCGTGCCGCCCACGTCCTCCAGGCAAATTTCGCGGCCTGGTACCCCGTCTAGACCCCCGTCCGAGTCCTCGAAATGCCACCACCGAATCCAGGACAGGTCGAACTTCGTGAAGGCCTTGGACTTCTTCGGCATGTTCATGTGCTGGGACCAATAGATAAGCTCCTTCTCTGGGTCCGCCAGCATTTCAAGGTAGTACTCTGTGGGGAACTGCTCGGGCCAGTTCGACTCGCCTTCCTCGACGTTGGGGTTTTGGATATACCTCAGGCCCTCTTCGTCCTGGACCTCCTCGCCTGTCCAGTGGCGGCAGGGGACGACCAGGAACTGGTACTTCTTGTCCGAGTCGTGGACGTAGGACATGAAGTCCCCGGGGAACCAGAACGTGCCTATGACCCAGATTCTGCTGGGGTTAGGCATGCTGGCGTGGGGCTGGACCAGAAGCTCGTTGACGTTGTCGAACCACTTGCGGACCGAGTCGAGCACGAGCTCGGACTCGGCGGCAGACTTGCCGACAAGGTCGTCGATGTGGATGGTGGTGTAGTGTCCGCTCTGGGCGGCTCCCTGGACCCCGATGGCCGTCAGCGTAGGCTCCGAGTACACGCCCTCGCGGGGCATGAGGCACTCGGACTTGGACCAGGGGTTGCTCTTGGTGTAGGACTTGTCAACCTCAAGGAGCTCGGGGAAGATGCGGCGGAGCCTCTTGTTGTGGAGTATCTGTAGCTCCACCCACCCGAGGAAGCGTCCCGCCAGCTTCTCGTTTTCAGCGGCGATAAGGATGCGCTCCTCGTGGTCTTTCAGGTACCGCCAGATGGGGCCCCACTTCGTGAAGATGGTACTCTTCAGCCAGTCTCGGGGCATGGCGATGCCACCACGGTAGACCTTGGGGTCACCGTAGTAGTCGCAGAGCGGCCCGTGGATGTCCTCGGAGACAGGGGCCACCCCCTTGGGGGTGCGGTTCATGTACCGCACGAAGAAGTAGAAGTCTTGGAGACAGAGCTCCCTAATTTGTAAGTCTGTTAGCATAGCGTCGGGACTTCAGGATGCTCTGCACCTCTTCGTCCTCCTCGGCTGACATGGTCACGGCGGCTTTCTTGGCCGGGTCCGAGACTGGTTTAGCCGAGTCGAGCGGCCTGGTGCTGAGGGCTCCCATCATGCGGGTTATTCCTTTGATAGCTTCGATGCGGTCCTTGGGGAGGAGGGACGTGTCCCTGATGTAGATGAGTGTTTCGAGGGACTTGTCCAGCTCGGCCCAGTGACGGCGCCGCCACTCGGCAAGCGCCTCGTCCTCATCCTTCTTGGTGTGGGCCATTAGGCTCTCTGCTCCCTCTCGTCGCGGGCGTCCTGGCGGGCGCTGGTCCGCGTGGTAGCTATGAGAATCTTGTCGAGCTTGGTCTCAATCTTGTCGTGCCCGTCGATGTTCTCTGTCCTCAGGATAGCGAGGCTGTCCTGGAGCCCGGCAATTTCGGCAGAGTGCTTGGCAAGCTTCTCGATGTGCTCCTTAACCATTTCGGCAGTACACGGGGGAGTGGCCACGGTCGTGATGATGCTGGGCTCGGCCCTGAGGGCCACAAGGCTGGCCTTCTTCAGGCTCTTGGCGTCAAGATAAATCTTGACCCACATGGCCGCCTGGGAGCTGAGCAGGACGAGTAGTGCAACGGGGATTGTGATTGTACCTTCCATCATTGTAAATCCTTATTTGGTAATGAGATAGGTCACGGTACCGACGACGGCTCCGACGACCACTGACTTGACTATCGTTCCGTGTTCGAGCGCCCTGATGCGGGCGTCCTTCTTTGACCCGAGCTCTTCTGACGCCAGCCTGAGCGAGTGCTCGCTGTTGAACTTGACGGTCAAGGCACCTATGATAACATCCTGGTCCACCACGATGCCCTTGAGCTCGGCTATAACCTGCTTGTCCTTGGCTGTCGCCGCCATGGCCAGGCTGAACCGCTCCTCCTGCATCTTGTCCCTGGCCCGAAGGTACTGGACGATGGGGAGCGCCTCAATCTCTGCCGTAGTGGGCGGCTCGTTAGCCTGACTAAGAGAGTTAGTCAAATGACTAATTTTATTAGTCAGCACGATGGCCTCGCCCTCAAGGGCAACGATGCGGGCTTCCCTCGCCTTGATGATGGCGATGGAGTCTGCTATCTGCTTGTCAAGGGCGGCCTGTAGCTGGGTGTTCAACTCGCTGGCCTGGTTGTACTTAGCCTGTTCCAGCTTGAGCTTCCCCCGCGTGTCTCGGCACGAGTCGACGGACCACAACAGTCCGACGCACAGCCCCACGACGGCTACCCAAAGCGGCCAGTTACCCTTCATTAGGAACGAACCACCACTGCCTCAGGCGCCTGGGTCTTCTGCCACGTGTTGTCGGTGACGGTGCGCCCAGTGACGTAGATAACGTAGATGCCAGACTGCACACTGGTTGCGGCGATGAAGGGGAACGCTGGCGCGAAGGCAGTGATAACCCCCTCGATGAATGTCATGGCCAGGACCACGTAGCCCATGGTGATGCGAGTCGAACTCTTACTTGGCATTTTTCCTCTTCTCCTCGACCAGCTCCTTAAAGGTTTTGGGCTTGGCCTTATTAGCCTCGCCGGGCTTGGCTCCCGACGCCGCTTCCTTCCTCTTCTTCTCGATGCTCTCCGCGAAGGTCTTGGCCCTCTTCTGAGACTCGGTCTGGTGCGGGGGCAGGGTCCCGCCGAAGAACGCCTCTACGGGCTTGCCACCCCTACTGGCGGCCTCGACCGCACGAGACGCGGGCATGGCGCCCGGGATGCCGAAGGCGGACCCGGCGGCCTCGATGATGGGGCCAGCCGCGTCGGACACGTTGGCGTTCTTCTTGGTCAGCTCCTTGCCGACCTTCTTCACCTGGGTCAACGGGTCAGTGACAACGCCCAGCATGTCGGTGCCGTACTGGAGCCCTCTCCCCACGACGGGGATGGACCCGGCGAACTCGGTGAGTCCCCGGCCTATCTGCTTGCGGGTGTTTCCGCCCTTCTTCTTCTCCTCAATGACGCCCCTGGCTATGGTGCTGGGGCTACCGAACACGTTCATCGGGGACCGTATGCCAATGACGTCCTCGAACAGCGAGTCGACCAGGGCGCACATCACGTAGAACTCGACGACCTTGGCAACCCGCTCGGGGGTTTTCATGACGGGGTTCCTGATGCCCATGACGTCCCGGGTCACCATGCCCCACTCGTTGATAACGAAGTTCTGCAAGGTCGTGGCTATCTTCCCCCACTGCTTTCTCTGGAGCGGGGTCAGGTCCATCTTGGACGCCGAGCTCTGGGTCCTTCCGACTTCCTCGTTGGCGTAGGTGCGGGCCATGTACTTGTCGCCCTTGGCCACGCCCTCGACCTTGCCGTCCATGGCCTTGGCGTAGTAGGCCCTCCACCCCAGGTCGGCCGTGATGCTGTCGAAGAACTGGAGCCCGGCCATGCCGACCTTGGCGGCCCCGGCCCTCACCTTGACGAGCCCGCCCTTGCCACGGAGCTTGGACACCTCGTCAACGATGGGGTCCTTGAACCGCCACTTGATGTCGCCCGACTCCTGGGCAAACTTCAGCTTGGAGCTGTCGCCCATGAGCGCCTGGCGTACGCCATCGAGGTCCTCGCCCAGCGCCTTGAGCAGGTACTGGGGGGTCTTGCCCAGGTTGACCAGCGTGTGGACGTTCGACGTCAGCTGGGACACTACGGACCTGGCGTTGAATCCAATCTTAGACACGGCGGCGTTGGACGAAATGGCCCGGGCGGCCTTGTACAGGTCAGCCGGGATGTCGCCCTTGTATCCACCAGTGATGAAGCCAAGGTACTCGCTCATCTGCTTGAACAGGTACGGCTGGTCCTGCGACATCTTGTATGTCTTGCCGCCTATCTTCCACTCCCCGTGGATGAGCTTCTTCGCGGCGGCTGTGGCCTCAGCCTGGTACATCTGCGTGAACGCGGCACTCATGTACTTCTGGAATACATTGGTCTGGTCTAGGTCGATGGGGCCCATCTTCCCGCTCCGCTTCTGCGAGTAGCGGAAGAAGATGCTGGACCTCTTGCGTTCCTTGGCCAGTTGCTCAGGCGTCCGAGTACGCATGAACTCTTCCTGGGCTTTCCCGAGGGCCCGCTCAATAGTCTCCCGGGGTGCGTTCAGCAGGGAGACGCCGTCGGCTTCGAGGCCCTGGGCCACGTGCCAGAACGTTGCGTAGTCCTTCCTCCAGGCTATGGGCTCCTGGTCCGCCGCCTCTCTCGCGGCGTTGATGTCGTGGAAGGCCTGGAGGTACCGCTCGTCCATCCACTTCACGGCCTCAAGCTCGGCGGGAGTCGGGTCCGTAACGGGCTTGACGCCCATCTCGGACAGGATGCCCTTGCCCAGGTGCTGACGCTGTGTCATGAGTCGGCCCAGTCTTTCGGACTGGTTAAAGTTAGTCTTGAGCCCGAGCTCCTTGAACTTGGTTTCCATTTCGTGCTTGAGGTTTTCGGACGCGGCCTTACTGGCGTCCTCGCCAGCCTTGGGCGCCCTGTACAGGAAGTCCTTGAGCGGGTTGTTCTTCCCGCCGCCGACTCTCTCGACGAAGCGCATTGGCGTTTCAATCTCGTCGGCTATCGGTAGACGCTTGGGGTCCGCTACCCCGGCCACGAACTTGACAACGTCGGGCGGGGGCATCGAGGCGTACTCTCTCTGCGGGAACCCGGGCAGGGTGCCCTGTCCCTTGAAGACACCAGCGGCCGAGTTGGCCTGGTCCGGTGTCCCGTGGAACTCGATGCCAGCGTCCTCCAGCTCCTTCTCGGTGACAGTCTTGACGCCGTACCGCTTGACGATGGGTGTCCAACGGTCGGACCCCGGCTCACCTGCGCCAGGGACCTCGGGCTTCTGGAACTTCACGCCCGGGGCAGACGGGACGGGCGGGGTCTTCTGGCCGAACTTCGGGACGTCGGCCTTCTTGGCCAGGAGCCCGGGACCGAACACGTCTGTCATGTCGCCACTGAAGAGCTGGCGCACTTCCTCGGCCTTCTCGGGCGTGAGGGAAGTCCTGCGAATGAACTCTTCTATCTGCTTGCCACGGGACTCCAGGAGCTCCTCCTGGGTCTTCGGCTTCCCGCCCTTGGCCAGGGAGTCGACGTCTCCGTTGGGGTCCACGTCCAGCTTGAGCTGTTCCTTGCGCCACTTCACGCCGACCTTGGTCATGCAACTGATGGCGCACTGCTTACACTGCGCGCCCTTACCAGCCGGGTCCTTGCTGAGCTCCAGGGGTTTGCAACACTCACGTGCGAACTCCAGTCCAGCACGGGACCTTGCCACGTCGTGCGGAAGGAAGTCGTTGTGGTAAGGCGTCTCCAGGATATAGAACTGGCCCTTCTCACCCTCGATGCCGAAGGCGTTGGCCATGGAGTCCATGAGCCACTTCTCGTTGGTCATGCTGACGGCGGGCCGCTCCTCAGCCTTGAGGTTCAAGCGGGCGTCGATGCCGTCCTTGTTCGTGATGACCCTAAACACTGCGTCAAGTCCCGCATCCCGGGCCATCTTGAACTCGTTCATTCTATTGAGGGTCTCGCCCTTCGGGAACCCGTCCCACCCAGACACGCTGAAGTGGATAACGAACTGGTCCTTGAACGGGCGGAGCTTGGCGTAGTCAGCCGGGGTTGTCGGAGCGTACCCGGAGCTGATGAAGACGTTCTTTATCTTGGCGTACTCGCCGCCCGCTTCCTTCTGGGCCTTCAGCCACTCGTAGGCCATGCCTCTGTGGATGCTGTGGCTGTCGTCCCCGGTCTGTCCGTGGCGGAAGAACGGAGTTTGCAGTGCGTCACGAAGGAAGGCCTTGGACGTCCACACCTTCTTGATGGACTCGGGCGAGGCTTCCTGGTACCCACGCTCAGCGATGCTCTCGTAGCTACCGACGCGCATGTTCAGGGGCGTCCCGACCTTGCGGTCGGCCCAGCACGAGAAGCCATAGCAGGGCGTGATGGACCAGTCGGAAGGCGTCAGCCCGAACTCCTTGTAGAAGGAGAGGGCGTTGGCCCGCTGGCAGTTATTCGTCAGCTTGACGACCATCATGTCGGCAAGCTTCCAGGTGGTCCTGTCGGTTTTGAACTCGGCCACCCGGTCCCACGGGATGTCCTTCCCGTTCTTGTAGACTTCCTCGAACAGGGCCGTATACTCGGGGCTCTGCTTGACAAGGCCTACCTTGTCGAGGAGCTTCCGGTCGACCTTACTGGCCGGGACCTTCTCGGGATTGAATCCGAGGCGAACCTCGAAGCGGCCCTTCCCGCCGACAGCCTTGATGATGTCCTCGGCTGTCTTGAACGTACCGGCGAAGCGGGCCATGACGGCTGGCTTGGTCGGCATCGGCTTGGCTTCCTCTCGCTTCTTGACAGAGGCCTTGCTCAGGGAGTCGATGTCCTCTGACCTGTATGTCCTTGAGGTCTCCTCGCCAACCCTGGACAGTAGGTCAGCGTACTCGCTCCGGTAGTCAACCTCGGGGTCGAACTCCATGCTGAGGGCGGTCTTGCCTTCCTGTCCAGCCCTCTCTATCTCGCCCTTCTTGGGGCTATAGATGATGTTCCGAAGCTTGAGGTCTTCGGACCTCTTCGCTTCGAGGACGATGTCGAACTCCCGGCGCCTACGGGCCAGTTGCTGACTGGCCGTCTCTAGACGCCCGTCAACGTTCTTCATCAGGTCGCCCTCTTCGTATCCCTTGGCCGCGTTCCTTCCGACCTCCATGAGCCTCTCTTGCGGAGTCATGGCCTCGGCCGCCTTGGCCGCGTCTTCCTTCTCCTGAACATCCATCTGCCAGGCCTTCCACTCCGCTATCATGGAGTAGGGGGCCTGTCGAAAGTCACCGTTCTGGAAGAAGCCAGCATCCTTGACTTCCCTGGCCGGAACCCCAAGGGCCTCGACCAGCTGTTGATGGACAGAGAACTCGCCAGTCGTATCGACGAAGAGCGTTCCGTCCTTCATGCGAATCGTAAGGCGCGTCCTGTTATCGCTTGGGTCCGGTAGGCGGGGCTGTTCCCACTTGCCATCCTTTCCACGAACAGCCTTTGCGATGAAGTTGACGTCGCCGTCTCCCTGCGCCGGAGCCTTCTTCATCTGGCTTACCCACTGGAAGATGTTGGAGTCTGGAGAGGACTCGTACCCACCGAACTCCCAGAACCCGGCGTCTTTGATGTCCTCGGGCCTGAGCCCAAGCTTCTCTGCCAGGTCGCTGTGGGAGTAGGCCTTCATGCCCTTGGACGTGAACGTAGCCCCGTCCTTGGTCCTAACGGACAGGTAGGTGTTGTCGTCGCCCTCGCCGGGGAGCTCGTCCTGCTCGTACTTCCTACGGCCCTTGGCGTCCTCTTCGTAGCGGGCCTTGGCCAGTGAGTCCACGTCTCCCTCTGGATACATGGAGTCTCCCCGGTCCTTGCCCGGCTCTTCCTTGGACCTCCACGGCGGGTCCTCTTCCTTCTTCTCTACCGGAGTGGGCTTAACCCACGCCTCACTAAGAACTCGGGACGCGGCGTCAGTGGTCCTTACGCCAGACTTCTGGAGCTCGTCAATCTTCTTGGCGGCGGCCTTCATCATTTCGAGCGTGATACCGCCGGGGGACTGTGCGTACATGCTGGGCTTGAGGTCCTCGCCAGCCTTAGCTTCCCAGGCGCGGAGGTCCGTATCCAGGGGCAGGTCAATCCACCCGAGGTCCCGGCCATTGTTCGGCAGGTTTATCTTGTGCCTACCGGGGACCTTCTCGTCGGGGATGAGCTTGACCGGAACGGGCTTGGCCTGTTCGACGCTGGCGTCCCTGGGCGTCAGTAACTCAAGGGCCCTGTCGCTCATCTGGCCAGCGAGCTTCTTAGCGTCAGACCTGGTCTCCCCGGCCTTGACGAGTAACTCTATGATGTCGAACTTCTCCAGGGCCGTAGCCAGGTACTCGTGCTGACTATCCCTGCCGTATCCGAGAGACTCCACCTCGTCACGGTCGGCCTTGGTCTTTGCCTTGCCCATGGCCCGCTCGTAGAACCGCTGGAAGTTTGCCCGGTCGTACGCAAGCCCGGCGCCCTGGACGCCCTCACTGGGCGGGACGTCTCGGGTCAGGTTCTCCGTAGCGTGGAACAGCTCGTGCAGGAGCCCCTCGACGTACCCTAGGCGCTCTCCGCCGTACGTACCGGGGTCAACAAGAATCTCTCCAGTAGAGGCGTAGTGTCTGCCCGCCATATTGGGGTCCGCGTCTCCGGTCTGTTCTCTGAGGCCGGGGACAACCTTGAAGGCAACGTCGAGCTGTGGGAGCCCCCTCAGCCTCGTGGCTATCTTGAGGTAGTGAGCGGACATGTCGTCCGTCTTTCCGGTAAGGTCCTTGATGATGTTGTCGAGGACAGTCGAAGCCCGCTGTGCGACGTACCCCGTGGGCTTCCCGTCGGGTCCCTTGATTGAGATAAGGTCGAAGTTGTCGGCCGTGTTGGACAGGTTCTTGGACAGCCTGGCCGGGTCCTTCATGTGCTTCGACGCCAGTGCGGCGTATGACTCTATGTCAGTGGCATGCTCTACCGGTGGCTGTTCTGGAATGAAGCCGGGCAGGTCCCCCAGCTTCGGCTGAACCGGGGCGCCCGGGACAGGGGCGGCCTCGGCTGGACCTTGGCCAGCGGGATACTGCGGCGTCAGCGGGGGCTTGACGAACGGCTCGAACGGAGCCTCTGCGGGCCTGGCCGCATCTTCCGCATCGTACTCTCCCTGCGCCCTGCGCTCGGCCACGAGCCGCTCGGCGCCCTCCATCGGGAGGATGCCCTGGGCAGGAGCGGGCCTCGGCGCCATGGGTGGCGTCTTTTTATAGGCGTTCCTGGCGTCCCGTAGCCACGTCGACTCTCCCCTGCCGCCGGGCGTTATGCCAGCTCCGACGAAGAAGCTGGACGCGATGTCCTCTGGTGAGGCGCCCTCTGCGGCGGCCGCTCCACCCATGGCCGCTCCGCCGAGCATGCGAGACGCCACGGGCCCGCCAGCCGCGCTGGCCCCGTGGAAGATGAGCTTGAGCCCGGCACCCTTGAGCCCTGCTATAATCGTATCGACCAGCTCGCCGGGGACCTCGGCGCCAAGGATGTTGACCTTGGAGCCAGGCTCAGAAGTGGCGAGGCCCATGATGGCCGAGTCGATGATGATGCCGCCGGGGCCCCAGACGGCCATGCGGGGTATGTCTACACCAGCCGCACCGAGACCCTGGACAACCTTCCCTGCAAGCCCGGGGAGACCGAGCTTGGCGAGTTCCTCCCCGCCCTCGTACATCTTACGGCTGACTTCCTGGCCTTCCTTGGCCAGCCCGACGCCCTCCTGGCCGATTCTCGCCAGGTCTTCCTGCGTCATGCCGAACCGGGCCAGCATGTGCATACCGGCGGGGCTCTTCGTAGGTGTCTTGCCCATCCCGGCATGGCCCCTCTTCGCAAGCTCCAGGGCTGAGTCGAAGGTGCTGGCCATAGCCTTCTGGCCACCTGCGGCGAAGCTGTTTACACCCAGCATGGCACTGTCGCCAAACCCCATCATAGGGGCCTTCGGGGCAACGGGGCCGCTGGGCGCAGTGGGGCCCGTGGGCTTGCCAGCCGCAAGAAGCTCCAGCTTCTTTTCTGGGCTGACCGGGATGAGTTGAATCTTCGGGAGAATGGGCATTGTTACCCCATAATCATTTCGTAAAGCTGTCCGTCGCCGTCCTCGAGGTAGCGGGTCCCGCCCATTGTAATGACGCGGGGCTCGATGCTGGTGGGGCCCGCCCCGCCAGTGGGCTCTGTGGGGGCCTCGGTAAAGTCGACTATGTCCCTAGCCGCTTCGGCGGCCTGGGCTGGAGTCAAGCTTACTCCAGCCTGGACGATTGTCTGGAGCGCATCCTTCTGCTTCTTGGTCAGCCCGCGAGTCTTGGCCTCTGTGGTCAGGGCTTTCAGGGACGAGCGGAGGGTGTCGTACGACGGGACTTCTCCAATCTTCTTGGCCAGCTTCAACTGTTCGATGACGTTCTTGACCACCGCGTCGGCCGCGTCTATTTCGACTCCGTCAGCAAACTTGTTGACGTTGGTCGGCTTCTCGCTACCGGGAGCTACTGCCGGGGGAGTCGCCTTTAGGTCGACAGCACCCTGGTTTCTAATTTCAGCCACCTTCACGTCCCCGCCAGTGCGGGTGTCAGCCGCGTCAGTCTTGGCCTGGGCCTGAATCTTGGCCACGTCGAAACCCTTGGCGTACTTGCCAGTCGACGTGACGAACGCTACCCTGTTCTCTTCTTTCTCTACCCCAGCCGTAACCATCTTGTTGAAATAGAGGTCCCGCTCAGTGTACTTGTCGTATTCTGTCTGCGGCGCCCTGGGGTTAAGGACCTCCTGCGTCCTGTTGGTATACCAGGCCTCGGGGTCTGGCGTCCCCTCGGGCGGAGCCTCGGTGGCCTTCAGGGTCGCTCGCGTAGAAGCCCACTGGAGACCCTTGTCGTCGGCCTTTATCCTGTCTTCGGCCAGCTTCGCGTTCTGCTTCATTTGGGCATCGAACCGCTCTTGCTCGACGGCCTTCTCTTCCGAGTCCTTCTTCTGGTTCAGGAACGAACCGAGGATACTGCGGAGGTAGCCACCCGCATCTTCGTAACGACTCCGGCGGTCGAAGCCGGGGTTGGGATTTTGCTGGTACTCTTCGTACATGTTATTTCCCCCCGGTCGGCGGGGTCGCGCTCGTGGCGTCCTTCTTCTTGAGGTAGTTATTGTTTATCATGGACCCTACGCCACCAACGACTCCCCCGATGCGGCCGAGAACGCCTTGGTCGTACTCCATGGGCCTTGTCGTACCGAAGTCCGTCGCCATCATGGAGTCGAGGCCACGGTCGGCCTCGTTGTAGTTGGCCGCATTGTAGGCACCCGCAAGACCGGTGTATCTGCCACCGGCATCGTCGATGGAGCGCCACGTGCGGTCCCCGGCTTGACCATAGCGGTCGGCCGCTTCCATGCCCATCTGGTCATTGAACTGGCGCCCGCCCTGGCTGAGCCCGGCTCCCTGGCCGTAGGCCCCGATGCTCGACATGATGCGCCCCTTGGCGGCCTCATCGAGCGACGTCTGCCTATCGGCAAAGGCCATCGAGCGGTCGTTCGCAAGCTTGCCAAGCTCCCTGGTCATCTGGACGCCACCGACACTGGAGTCTCCCAGACCCTCGGCGAACATGGACTCCATGACCTGGTCCCTCGTGTCGAGCTTGTCCTGTGCGTAGCGGGCGTCGTACGAGTCAGCGAAGTCCTTCATGCTCCCGGGCATGCCAGCACCGCCAATCATGTCCTGGTTATACCGCTGATACTGCGACAGATGCGGGTCTTCCTGGTAGCTACCAGCTCGGTCCATGGCGCCCTTGTAGTAGTCGCTTGCTCCGCCCCACTGTTCAGGGGTCTTGTACGGAAGAGCCATGCCGACGCTCGGCGCCGGTGCGGCGGCGGCCGTTGGCCTTGCCGTGGCCGTCACGCCAGGGGCCCCTCCGGCCGGTGTGGCGGGCGCGGCCGGTGCGGACGCTGTCGCGCCCGTAGGCGGACGAGTTGCCGAGCTGGGCCTCGGAGCCATAAAGGACTCACGTGCACCGCCGTTCTTAACCTTAGAGAAGTCAATCATGATTGTCCTCACCATTCCAGAAGCGATTCTTGCGCCACCCTTCGCGGTAGCCGTTAACTCGCTCCGTGGCCCTGTCGAATACTGTTCTCTTTTTATTTTCTGGCGCAGTCTTGAACTTGGTATACTTGTTCTGCGTCAGCCCCGATGGCAACGAGAGAAGATGCGGCGGGGTCTTCAGGTAATTACGTACCATAGGGTCTCATGCCCATGGACTGGTCGTAGATGTTACCGGCCTGACGGACATAGTTAAGGCCGGTCTGGTCTCCGGCCTTCGCCTGGAGCTGTTGGTATCTGGCCGACAGCATCTTCTTCTGCTCGGGCGTCAGTTGCTGTTGCATCTGCTGAGGCTTGTTCTTGCTGAAGAGCTTAGCCACTCCCCCCAGGAGCTTCATTCCGGTGCCGACGCCAGGCATTAGTCCACTGAGAGCACCACCAAGTGTTCCTAAAATACCACCCATTATAATTCTCCTATAATCCTGAGCTGGAACAGGTTATGGAACTGGCCGCCGTGCTTGTAGCCACTGCGGAAGCGCCCCTCAACCTTGAATCCAATCACCTGGAGCAACCTACTCTGCCCCTCCGACGCGGCCTGTGCCGTTACCCTACGAAGCTCGTAGGCTCCCTTTATGTAGGTTAAAAGGTCACGGCAGTCTTTGATGAGCTGGGGTGTAACGGCGGGCTTCCCCCAGGCCCAGAGCACGAACCGGGCGTCGGTCTCTGGCACTATGTTGACGACACCGAAGACGCCGGTCAGTTCGTCGCTGGCGTCGTAGGCTCCCATGAGCACGGACAGCGGCTCGTCGACGACTCGCTTGAGCGCCTTCAGTAGCGGAGCATAGTCCTTTATTTGGTCAGGGACAAAGAGAGGCTCATTGAGGAGTCTGAAAGCGAAGGCCTTCATGTCCCCAGTGGCGAGGTTCTTGTCTAACTTCTTAGAGGTCACACGAGCCACCTTACACCCCGGGTCCACGCTTGCGTGGCACGGGGGCGGATAAGATAGGCCAGGTCGATATGGACCAGGCCGGGGTCCTTGATGTAGCGTCCCATGCGGACGTCGGCCCTATCTCTTTCGATGATGCCCTGAATCATGTCGGCCTGGAGCTTGTCCTTCAGCCGAAGGTCGAGGGCCAGGCCGTACAGGTGGGCTGACAGGGGCGCCCCGCCAACGGCCGCGTTGTGCTTCTCGGTCCGGTACCCGCTGGCAACTTCGATGCCGCCGCCGGGATACGGCGTAATTTGCCACACTCTCCTGACGTGCTCGAACACGTCGAAGAGTTCCTGGTATAGGTCGTGGAACGTGTACAGGTCGGGCGGCAGAGTGTGGGTGCCGTGGCACTCGTACTCAGCCCTGGTGATGTGCTCGGAGACATTGCCCCCGGCGATGTTGGAGCCTAGTGTTGCGTAGTTCATATTGTCACGTTCCAGACGTACCAGACCGGGACCGTCGCGCCATCCCAACTAGGGTACCAAGGCCAGTACCAAGGCCATACGCCAGGATAAGGAGTGGGTGCCGGGACGTAATGAGGCCGTCGTAAACACCCACTGTAAGGACAGTAATGAGGACAGCCAATACAGGGGTGACGATAGTACGTCGGGCCACAAGGGCAAGGTAGTACCTGACTATCAGCAGGTCCTGTACTATCCCCGCCGCTAGATAGAGGGCAAATAGAGCCAGCATCTGAATCTCCACAACTCATCTTAACCCTCCTTCGGTAGTCTGGCGAACAGGAGGTTATCCTGTGTCGCCGTCTTGGCGTACCGGTGCCAGGCCACCTTCCCCGCCGGGAAGCTCATGTCGCCCATGAACACGAGCGCCTCTTTGAACTCGGGGTTCATCCCGATAGCCTTGAGGCACTCTAGCCGTGCGTCAGCGCCCTTCTTCTGGAACCACAGGGCCCGGGCCAGGAGCAGGTGTGCGTCCGCCCGCTCTAGGCTCCACTTGGAAAGCCCCAGGCACTTGCGGAGCGCCATCTCGGACCCGGCCCACTTCTGCTTGTAGCCGTACTCGCGGCCGAGGTAGTACCAGTTCCTGGCGCTGGGCTCGTCCAGTGTCGCCCGCTCCAGCATCCGAAGGGCCCTGTCGGGGTCCTTCTTGTGGGTGGGGCTGTACCCGGCCAGGACTGTCATGTCGGACTGGACGTCCTCGGTCCTGGACAGGTGGTTGTGTACGCTACCAGCCCACTTCACCTCGGGGATGTTCCGGTACAGCCTGGGACTGTGGTGCCGGGACGTGCCCCTGAGACTCTGGACCCAGAATCCAACCACCTGGACCTTGGGGTCCAACCGTTGGACAAAGTCCTGAATCTTGGCGTAGGTACCGTCGGGGACCAGCTCGTCAGCGTCAACGACGAAAATCCATTCGCCGGTAGCCGTGCGCTGAGCCTCGTTGCGGGCCTCGGAGAAGTGCTCCCGCCACACGTACTCGCCAATCCTGGCCTGGACCCCGGGCCTGGACTCGGCGTACTTCCTGATAACGTCGGGCGTAGAGTCCGTCGAGCCGGTGTCGAGGACAACAACCTCGTCAAAGTCCCTGAGGGTCTCAAGGCACCCCGGGAGCATTTCCTCTTCGTTCTTGACGATAAGGACGGCGCTGACCTTACTCATCGTCGTCGCCCTTCAGGAGCTCGGTGAACGCGAACCCCTTCGGCAGGAAGGCCAGGTTGGGCAGGACACAGTGTCCGCCAATCTTCTCCTGGATGGGCACCAGGACCGGGAACGTGGGCTGGCCGAGGCTCTCGGCCTTCTCGTTGTAGGTCCCCACGAACTTGTCCCACACCTCAGTAAAGGACAGCCCCATGGTCTTGCACTGGAAGTCGACTTCCTGGACCCAGCGGATGTTGAGCCCCAGGTAGGACGTCTCCAGAATCTTCCCGAACTCGGTCGTCTCGGCCTTCTCGAACACGTGGACCGGGACGCCGATGCGGAGGAACAGGTCGGCACAGTAGCTGGCGTCGGGCCCGCCGAAGAACTTCGTATAGGTCTTTAGAGACCTATCCATTTCGTGGTGCTTGCCACGAACGGGCGAGTGGACGACGCTGAGGGCCCGGCACGTTCCGACGGGTACCGTCGAGTGGACTATGATATGCCGGGGCCTGAACATCTCCTTGTACCGAAGGACTTCGCCAACGAAGTCCTCGCTCCAGGGGAAGCAGACGTGGAGGAAGTCCACGTTGTGGACAACGTCAGCCCCGTCCTTGAGCACGTCGTACAGAAACACAGGATAGTGGGCTTCGAGGACGGTGGCGATGGCCCGGCCAATCTCCCCCGCTCCGATAACCACTGACTTGAGCTTCGCAGTCATTTTAACTCCTACCGGTTGGATTTTGTGGAGACCGCCCCCACAGTTCTAATTATACCACACATTTCGTATTTAGTCAAGTACTTACTTCTATTCTATCCAGCAAATAAGAATAAACCCGTCGGCCCCTGGGCCTCCGTTGCCTGGTTCGGTTGCGTCGAACTCGGTAGAGCAACCGCCAGACCCGCCACCTCCGTACCCGCTTGGGGCGACCGGGTCATCGGTTATGCCGCCAGCCTTGCCCTCGCCCCCAGGGCCGAAGTGAGACGCTCCGCCGCCAGCACCGCCTGTAGTGCGTCCGTTTACGTACGCACCACGAACCCCCCCGGCGTACCTGTTCGTACGCCCACCAGAGCCGCTATTCGACGCCCCGCGTCCCCCTGAGCCAGACGACGCCCCTCCGTTAAAAAACGTTCCGTTTGGTGAATCCGGCGATTGTCCAGTCTGGCCCCCAGTGGGCGTTCCGTTTCTCCCGAACTTTCCACCCCCATCCGCGCTCGCGCCAAAGACACAAGAGGTGCCAGATAGGCAACCATTATTCCATACGTGGCCCAAGAGATACTCGGCATACCCTCCGGCGGCTATAATGCGTCCGAATACCGAAGAGCCGCCATTCTCGCCATGCTCGGCATCATAGTCTATTCCGTATTCCCCGCCAGCTCCACCGGCTCCAACGGAGTACGGTATCACAGTGTCGGTTGGAAGGAATACAACTGGTGCATTTACAATGCTTTCCGCCCCACCGCCACCCCCACCTGCGGCGTACTCGTACGAATCTTCTGTGGTTATCTGGATACCGCCCCCGCCACCGGCTCCACCGCCGCACATGGTGACCCAGACCATCTTACAGCCGGTTGGTATAGTCCAGTCCCCTGAACCAGACGTTATCAATTCGCCCTTGGTGTGCATTACTCCATCCACTCTACCAGGCACACGCCCTTGGCTCCATTTCCGCCGTTGGTGTACGGGTTTCCGCCCCATCCACCACCGCCACCTGCCCCGTAGCACCCGGCCGCTGGAGCTGTTCCTGCGGTGGCCGTTAGGCCGCCGACTCCACCGACGCCGAAGATGGTCGAGCCACCTCCACCGCCGTAGTAGTTACCGCCCCCAGAGCCCCCCGCTCCACCGGCGAAGTTTATGCTCTCTCCACCGGCATAGGTCGTGACCGTGTTGACTCCACCCCCTCCGCCAGCCGTCCCGGGGAAGTAGAACCCACAGTTATAGGTAACCACTCCCCTGGCCGCAGAGCCACCTACACCTCCGTTTACTCCAGCCCCATCGCCACCGTATCCAGAGCCGTCCACGCCACCGCCCTCTCCGCCTGAGGCAGAAAGCGTCCCGAACGAACAGGCCCCTCCGCTTGCCCCGTTTGTACCGGAGCCGCCAGAGCCACCAGCGGCGGCGTCTGCTATCGTTACTGTTACGTCCCCAGAAACTGTCACCGGGAAACGATAGTACGTTTCTCCAGAACCACCCCCACCGCCACCCTTCGAGGACTGTACACCGGCCTCACCGGCTCCGCCACCACCTATGAGCGTAACCCATACGAGAGTGACGCTGGCGGGCCTGGTCCACGTACCGCTCGACGTGAAGAGCTGGCTCTTGCTTACCCCGCTGGTTCCGGTAGGGCCA